GAGGCCGCGGGGTGTTGTCCCCGGGGTTCTACTGTTTACTATTTGGTTACCGTTAGGTGGTTTCCCATATTTCGTTTGAGTTCAGCCGGTGCTCCCGGCCCATCCTGTCGTGTACCACGACCAGCCGCCCGCAGTGCAGGCACGAGACTACGAGGCCCCGCCGCGTCGCGTAGTGAAATTGCGGCATGTGCAGCGTGTCCGGTAGGTGCTCGTCTACTCTCGGCCACATGCTGAGCTGCGGCGTTAGCGCCCCGGGGTAGGGGATGATGCTCCGCCGCTGCGGCGTAAACAGTTTCCGTGTCATGCATTCACCTCCTGCCCTAGCCGTTCACGGCGGCGCGCAATGAAATAGTTCAGCCCGTAGGCTTCGGCCGCCTGCTCGCCCGTCAAGGCCACCTTTTTAGGCTTCGGCCCTGTCTTAGCACGCAAACCTTTCTTTTTCCGCAGGTACCTTTCGCGGGAGTATTTCGCTGCGCTTTTGCGTTTGCTACAGTTGAGGCACCCGGCCTGGTATTGGCCGTGAGGGCACCCGCAGCCGACGCAGAGGCCGTTATTCTGAGGCTTCCTCATTTCCCAGCCTCCGCATCCCAGGCGGTTACTTGGTCTTCATCGCCTATTTTTTGCGCCCAGTGCCCCAATTCTTCCACTAGCTCGAAGAGGTTAAGCACATAATCAGCACCGTAAGAGAATGCATCTTCTGCGCTAGTATCAGCAGCCGCGGCTATTTTCTGGTACGGGTCGCTATTGCTACCCCATAGGACAACTTGTAATACAGCGTGTACGGCCCGTGAGTGGATACAGTCGAGGTTACATATTTTCTGGCTTAGCTTATCTGCCGTGATAATAACACCCGGGTAGGTGCATTTTTGGGGCGGCTGGTAGGCTAGCTGGTTAGCGTACCGGCTTAGACAGTCGGCGGCTTTCAGGAAGTCTTCGCCTCCGTTCTTGCGGGGTGCGCGCCAAACATACTTGAGAGCCGACCCGAGCCAGAACGGCAGAGGGGTTACGATCATGTCCGGGCTGATGCCGTGGATGGGGGCGTAGTGCCCGCCTTTGAGCTGAGGATTTTGTAATTTCATTGTGTTGTCCCTGTTTCTATGGGTATTTTGGGTAGATTTCCTCGCCGCGGCTTATAAATTCCGTGTGGTAGATTTCTGGCTCGTCGGCGAGTGCGAATCTTGATAGAAGTGTTGCACGGCCTTTCTGCAGGTGGGTTTTGTACCTGTTTCGGGCTGCTTTGCGGGCCTGTGCGCCAGTGAGTACGGCGGCGTATTTTTCATGTCCGACGCATTCCTGGTGTTTCCTGGATAGCGGCTCTGGGTTGAGCCTCCCAGCCTTGTTACGGCGTGCGATACATAGCACGTGGTTTATTGTTGTTCCGGTGTGTTTCCCTGTTTTTTGGGCTAGTTTTTCCTCTATGATTTCGAGGATTACTAGGGGTGTCCCGGGTGGTATCTCTGTTTGTTTCATGTTGTTTTTAGTGGCCGACAGTGCCGATTATTGAGGTGCCGGCTTTCTGTTTATGTGGGTTTATTTGGTGCCCCCGGCTGGGCGAAAAACCCAGCCGGGGTTCTTTTGTTTAGTGGCTAGATCGCGTTTTCTTCCACGATGCGCCAGAAGCCGGGTTCTTCAACTTTGAGCATGTACCCGTCTTCGTAGCCGCAGAGTACCTTGTCGGCGATAGTGTCGATGTCGTATGCGGCGTAGGCGTCTTGTACGTCGCCTGCTTCGATTGGCTCTACGATTTCGCGGTAGATAGCTTCGCTGCGGGTGGTGTAGGTGCGTGCCATTTCAAGGCTCCTTAGGTTGTTGTTGTTTCCCCCGGTGGTTCCGGTTCGGTGGGCTGTTTGCCCTACATCTAATACTATACGCCCCGTATAGTTTACGTGCAAGCCGAAACGGAGTGAACTCCATCACCAACCCTGGGTAGCTCCCACACCGGCGTACATACCCGCAAATGATAATCCAGGGCCGCCCGAGCCGTCCCCTCACTCACACGCCAAAGATACTGCTCTGACTGGCAGCGGGGGCATATGAGCGTCAGCCCCTCCCGGTTCAGGTAGGATTCCACTACGCGGGTAGGGCCACTAGCGACAACCTCGATCATTGGCGCACACCCCCCGCGTTGCGCGTGTACTCATGCGTCAGCCCGTGCTCACGCGCTTTCTCCCACGTCTCATAGAGCGGGAGCGTGTAGCGGCACCCATCGTCCCAATGGCACACACTGCATTTCCACACCCAGCCCTCTTGCGCAATGGGCACAACCCGTGTGCTGTGGCTAGTCATTCGCTGCCACCCCCTCAGAGGCTTTAGTGTAGGCTGCCTCAAGCGCTAGGATGATGCATTTTGAGTCGTGCTGCAGGGCAGCCTTGGACGGCCGGTAATTGCCCGCGTCGAAGGTGTGCCCGGTGTCGGGGATCATGTCTAGCATGGTGCTGATGTTTTTCTCTAAATCATCTAGTAGGGCGGTGAAATTGCTCATTGTTATCTCCCTGTTTCTTTCTATGCGGCTAGCGTCAGTACCGGCTTTTGCATCATTGCGCGCAGCTTCTCGATCCCTTGCGCGGTTACCCGTATCTGCGGTGCGCCGTTCACCCGCTCACCGGTGATGTCGGTGTAGTGTGTAGCGCGGGTAGCTAGCAGGCCCCGGTCAATCGCCTGCTGGTACGGGTGGCGGCGGCCGGAGCGCCGGAAAACCCACCCGCATTCTTCGAGGTAAGCGAAGAGCCGCGTCTGCCCCGTGGGTACCCCGGCGCGGGATAGGAGCTTAGCGGCCTCCCCCACGCTGTAATCGCCATCAGCCCCCAGGAAGCCGTCGTATGCGCCTACTTTCGGCGCCTGCTCTTCGACTTTAGCGGTGAGCGCGAGCTTTTCTTTTTCGGAGGCTACTAGCGCCTCTAACGCCTCTAAATAGTTGCCCGGTAGGGCGGGCACCCCGTAGGCACCGGTCTTGCGGATGGCCGGTAGCACCTGCTCAGTCACCCACGCCTCAAATGGTTCGGCCGCCGGGCTGTTAGACCGCAACACTACGCGGTAAAGGTTCGGTTCGTTGATGATCGTGACCGGCTGTTGGCCGCCTCGGGTGGGGGTGTGAGTTTTACTCACCCCCTTCTGGTTGAGGCGTTCGGCTACCCGTGCGGGGGTGGTGAGGTCTAGCAGCTCGCAGATGTCCCGCAGCACGAACCACGGTTCGCCGTCGATCATGAAGACCCTCACGGTTTCGCTGTTGAATTTGTATATTTCTGGTTTCATTGTTTCCCCTTGATTTGCGTATAGTTTTCCGCGTCGATTTCTTCCACGGTTTCGATTATTTTTTTGAGGGCATTTTTTGCGGCGTCCATTCCCTCATTTATTGCGTCGGTTACCGGTTCACTGAATGCCCATTGCGATTTTTCTTGCGCGTATGATATTTCTTCATCCAGTATTTCTTTTGATTTCTCTAATTCGATTAGGGCGTTATCCGCATTATTTTTTAGAGATAAGAGTTTTGATACGTCCACTATTGAATCGTCCTTACTGATCGGGCGTATTATTACCATCACCCCGGGGCGGTCTTTATCCGGTTCGCCGTGGTGCAGGTGCGGCCCGTCGACGCGCGTATAGTCGTCGTCTTCTAGCAGCCCGGATAGTACGATTCCGTCCACGATGGCCTTTGCCACCGGGTATAGGTTCCCCGGGTCATAGCGGCGGGCCGTGGGTTTGTGAATTATCATGTCGATTTTGGCGAAATAGTTTATGCGTGATTTAGGGATGCATTCACGGATTTGTTTTGCTGTTTCGTCTCGCCATGCCCGCGTGTTTTTTGCCCGCGCCCAGTGCCCGGCCCGGTTTACCTCGTTGCTGGTGAGAAATTTTTTATCACCTAGCGGGATTGTGAATACTAGCCCGGGTTTTTGCGCCATTGCTTTCTTTCTCTTTGTTTCGCGTGTGCCCCGGCGTGAACCGGGGCACACACTATGATTTGTTTTTAGAACGGCGGTTCGCCCTCTACTGATGCGCCCCAGTCGTAATTACCCCCGGCCTGCTGCCCCCACGGGTCGCTGCCCGTGTTCTCGGGTAGCTTCTGGTTCACCGGCCCCTGCTGCTGCGGCGGCCGCTGCTGTTGCTGCTGGTACCCGCCCTGCGGGGCCTGCGGGGCGTGCGGGGCGTTGTTCTTCGGCGCGTAGGGGATTACCCCTAGCAGCCGGGCCGTGACCTCTAGGGAGTAGCCGCGCGCCCCGTCACGGGTCGTATACTCACGGTTCTGCTCCGGCCCCGCCACGATCACGGGGGTGCCTTTCTTGAGCACGCCGCTCAGGTGTTGCGGGTCTAGCCCGTTGCGCGCCCACACGGTGACTTTGCGCCAGGTGGTGCCCACGGTCTCCCATTGCCCGGTTTGCTGGTTTTTCCGGTTGTGGTTCTCAGCTAACGAGAAATTTAGTACGGGGTCGCCGCCGCCGGTGAACCGCAATTCGGGTTCGCTTCCGATATTTCCGTGAATGGTTACGTCTGCCATTCTTTTTTTCCTTTCAGAAATGCGCGGCACGGGTGTGATGCGCATTTCTTTTGCGTGTTTTTATTTGCCTGTTGATCCGAATCCGTTTGCGCCGCGCGCCGTCTCGGTATCGAATTTTTCGCGTGGCACAGCCTGCAATTCCAGGGGCGCTAGCTCTAGCGGCACTAGCTGCGCGATGCGGTCGCCCTCATGCGCCACATACGGTGTTTTGCTGCGGTTTTCTAGGATTACGCCGATTTCGCCGGTGAATCCCGCATCTACTACCCCGGGGGCGTTTGCTACGGCGATGCCTTTTAGGGCGAGGCCGGAGCGGGAGTGCACCATGCCTACCGTCCCGGCGGGGAATTTCACGGCTACCCCGGTGCCGATCAGGGTACGCTCGCCGGGCTGGATTGTCTGTGTGGTGCGTGCCCGCAAATCGTAACCGGCGTCGTCGGGGTGCGCTTTCGTGAGCGGCTTGGCGTTGGGTGCCACTAGCGTGTAGTTGATTTTCATGTAGGTTTCTCCTAGTCGGCTGAGGTGATGGGGAGGAATAGTACGGCGGCGGCGAGGGTGAAGGCGAGTAGCCCGGTGTCGCTTGCGCGGAGGGCTAGGGCGCCGAATGATTCGGTGGCTGCCGCCCAGATGATGGCTACCGCGATGGCGGCTATGGCCCATCCTATGGCGATTGTGCGTAGAGCTTTGAGTGATTTTTTCATTGTGTTCTCCTTGGTTTTTGGTGGGTTGCCCCGCCAATAAAAACTATACAGGATGTATAGTATTTGTTCGAGCCGGGCGGGGGTGATATGCGCTACTCGGGCATAGCCCCCAATGTCGAAGCGATAGACGCCACGCGGCCACCAGCGGCCCGCACAGCCTTTTTCTCAACCGGCGCGGGTAATTGGGCCTCCAACGGCTCAAAACCCCGCGACGCGGCCACAGGCGCCGGTACGCGGGCGATAGCGCGGTTATGCGCCCCCGCAATGCGGCCCGCAAGCTCAAGATCACCCGAAGCGACAGCCGCCGCATGAGTCCGCCGCATACGCGGCACACCACGCAATGCCCTATCCACCTCCTGATACATGGCCTCCCACGTCTCCGTGATAAGCCGAAGACTCAGAAAATCGCTGCTTTTCGCGCACCGGGTGATAATCTCCCCCGCATAATCGGCGGGAACATCGGCTAGCACCATCGCCCACGCGGCCGCCATCTCGTCCGTCGGCGTCTTGAGCGTCGGGAAAAGCTGCGCCGCTACCTCTAGCATCTTCCGTGTCTCGTCCGCGTTCATCGGGCACCCCCGGGGGGTAGCGCCGTGCCCGCAGGCGGCATGAACGGATCGGGTGCCGCGCCGAAGCCCGGCGTTGAGGTCATGGCCTTTAGCGCCTGCATCATCTCGGATGCCTGCGGCTGCGGGTCTGGTTCGTCTTCCCACGCCCCGGCGTTTAGCCATGTCGCGGGGTACTTCGTATAGCGGGCGTCCTGGTTTTTCCGCTCTGCGGCGTACCGTTCAGCACCGGCGATGATGTCGGCGGGGCTGGCCCCGTTTTTGATCGCGGCCCGCCAGGCGCGTTCTGCGGCCCGTTTATCCCTGCGTTTGGGGAACAGTGCCCAGAACGCTTGAAAATCGCTCTGCGGGGCCGTAGCGGGCTTCTCGTGCCGCTTTCCGGGTGTCACCGCCGGTTGCAGTTCGCTGAGTGGTAGCTCCACATCCTCGAAATGAGATTTTTCCGGCGGGTCATTCTCAGCCGCGCTAGCGGCGGCCCCCGCTGTGGCGGCCGTCACCGCAACGGCGGCGTGGGGGGTAGGGGGGAGTGATTCATTTGGTAGGTTAAGTTGGTTGGTTAACTTTGTGTGCAAATTTTGCACCCCTAGGGATGCAGATTTTGCACCCTCCCCCTGCAGATTTTGCACCCCTAGGGATGCAGATTTTGCACCCCCACTATCTAGCGTAAGCACATACCTTGATGTGGTTTGCTTCCCTTTCTCATTGAAACGGCTAATAACCTGTATGTAGCCCTTATCCTGTAGCGATTCAATCGCGTAGGCTACCGTCCGCCGCGAACACCCCATGTTCTTAGCCAGCGTGCTAAGCGACGGGAAGCAAGAACCGGCCTCGTCCGCGTATGAGGCGAGCATGAAAAGCGTAAATTTATCTTTCATTGAAAGACCATCAAGCTTTTGCACCTCAGCAATATGTAAAAAAGACATTTTAAATCCATCTTTTAAAGTGTGATACGCAATACTTTAGGGGTGTGCCCGCATTCACAAACACACCCCGAAAGTGCGATTACCGGCGCATCATCCAACAAGTTCACCCGTGGAAATATCTACCCGTTCACCACGGGCAGCCTCCAACTCAGCAAGCCGTAGCTTCAGCTCCATAGCCCGGTTCTCAGCCTCAAGCCGCCGCGTCTCCGCGTCCATCACCTCAACCGCAGCCTGCCGCCGCTCAGCAATCGCCGTAAGCTTCTCCGGGCGGCACTCCTCAACCGATGTATCAACCCACGTAGCCAGCTCACGCAGCGCGGTCTTGCGCCACATAGCCTCGGGGTGCTTCTCCCACACCGGAGAGGGCCTATCCGTATTCGGGTTACCCGAGGCCCGCATAGCCGCCTGGATGCGGTCTTTACCCGCCCTGGCTACGTTCGAGATGCGGCCATTCTTGAGGCGCGCATAGGCAACAGCGAAAAGCCGCTCGCCCCGCTGATCGTCCGGCGCGGGCTGGAATTTCGGTTCTTCATCAACCCCATACGTGAACGCCCACTTATCGCCGCTGTGCACCACGTAGCACACGATGTCGTCCACGCGGCCCGCACGGTAAATCAGCTCAATCAGACCCTTGTACCCCGTCACCGCGTTAATCTGCTTCCCAAAGGGCACTAGGTAGAACTCGTCCGTGCCCGGCGCCAGGCCCAGGCTAGCCGCCTTCTGAATCGCCGAAATGAACGCCTCACCGTTGTTCATCGCCGCCTGCATCAGCTTAGGATCAGCCTTCACCGTCGCAAGTACACCGCGCATCCAGTCATCCCCCATATCCCGCATATGCGAGGGGAGGCTAGAAACCAGAAGCGGCTTCTGCGGCCGCACTAGCGACTGATCGAACTGCCGCAGTAACTCAAGATTCTTACTCATGTTGTTGTTCCCCTTTACTTTTAGTGTGTTTTCTTAGGCTTAGTGAAAGAAACGTATGGGCGGCCCTGCCCGCGCGCCATGCGCTTAGCAACGACCGACCCGCAGAACGTTCCCGTGCGCGCCATCTCCATATCGCCCGCTACCAGCGTCTTAGCCCGCGCCTCGGCAAGCTTCGCCAGGGCCGATAGGCGGACATGCCGTGCGGCGGCGTTAGCGGCCGCCGGGGAAAGCTCCACCGATTCGTCTTCAATCTCCGGGTGAATCGCCCGCATCGTCTCGTACACGTCAAAATCACCGGCTTCTAGGCGGAAGTCCGGTACCTCTTCGGCGTGCAGGGAATCCATGAAATCGGTGCCCGCCGTTACCAGCTCACCAATGCGCGTATCATCACGCGGCACCACATACTCACGGAACTCAAGGGTAGCTAACAGCACAGCCACATATGCTGTTTGCACGCCAGTGCACGCCAGCTGAAACTGAACTTGATCGTAGTACCCGGCCGGTATCTCAGCCGTGCCAGCCGCGCCCCAGCCGTCAGACCGGGCCGCCGTCTTAATCTCCAACAATCCGATAACGTTAGCGCCGGAGCCGGGGCCGTCCGCTATGATCCTGTCCGGTGTCGCCGCGAAAAAGCTGTGCGCTTCCCACCAGCGGCCCCCGCACTCACGAACCACCCACTCAGGATGTTGCGCCTGGAACCAGGCCGCGACCGCAGGCTCTAGAATATGCCCGCGCTCCAAAACCGCCGGGTTAATAGGCTCCGGCGTGAACGTGCCCGCCATCTCATGCCACAGGGTGAACCGTGACGACCAGGGGGATGTGCCCATGACGGCCGGTATCTTGGACGCCGTGAGAAGCGTCCGCCACTCGGCTGTACCTGGCTGCGGGGCGTTGCGCCGCCCCCTCCGCATCAACGTTGAGCATTTCATCACTTATCGCCTCCCATGCGCCCAATAATCAGTGCGATAGCCACAGCACCGAACGCGAAGCCCATACCGGCCCCGTTCCCCGCTTCCAGGCCGCCCGCGATACCCGCGTAGAGGCCCACCGCGCAAGCGCCGGTAAACACGGCAGCCGCGGCTAAAAAAATCATGTCCTTACTCATGTTGCTGTTCCCCTTAGGTGTGTTTAGAAGGTAAATTCGTCGTCGCGCGCCTCGTCACAGCGGGCGCACCAGTCTATTTCTGCGCATTCGCCGTAACACTCGGATCGTAGGCACCGGCCGCACCAGTGCGGTTGCAGGTTCGGTTCACGCATACTTGGCCACCAAACCGTAATTCTTTTCCATGTACCGGCGAATCTCCGCACCCTCATAGAAGACCGAGCAGCCGCGAACAATGCCGCCTATTTCAGTGCCGCCTACCCGCACGAAATCAAGGTTTTTGCGGGCCGCCCGCCAATTGGCTAAAGTGCGGGGAGAAACACATAAAAATTCGGCTGTTTCCTTTGGGGTGTAGAGTCCTTCTAACTCAATGTTTGTTAAACTATTCATAGTTACTCCATTAGATTTGAATAACTAGGCTCAAACGTCGCCCCCCCGCCTTCCCCCCCGGGGGCGGCCACTTTTTTCCCCCCGACCACCCGGGGGG